CTTTAATGGTAGAACATAAATTATTATGTTTTGATGCTGAAATTATACATGAAATATCAACATTCATTGAAAGGGGACAAACATACCAAGCAGACGAAGGATATCATGACGATCTTGTTATGTGTCTTGTTCTGTTTGGATGGTTATCCACTATGCCTTTTTTCAAAGACTTAGTTAATGTTAATACTAGAGATCAGTTATATAACAAACAGATGCAATCAATTTCACAAAATTTAACTCCTTTTATTATGCATAAGGCAACAGATGAACCCAAAGGAGAGGTTATTGGTGGTGATTATTGGATTACTAGTGAGTGGCAGGATACGCTTCGTGAAAATGGTTTCAAATATTAAATCTTATAAATAAACAGATGAATACAAAGTAAGATAATATTTTATATAATCTGTTTATAAACGAGGAGAAAAAACATGGCTTTTCAGCTATCACCTGGTGTACAGGTAACAGAAAAAGATTTTACCTCCGTTGTACCAGCAGTTGGTGCGTCTATTGGGGGGTTTGCAGGGGAATTTAGATGGGGACCTGCTAATGAAGTAGTTACAGTTAGTTCTGAAAATGAATTGCTGTCTAGATTTAATAAGCCTCCAGTCAACAATAAAGGCTGGTTTTCAGCAGCATCATTTTTAGCGTATACTAATACATTAAAAGTGGTTCGTGCTGTCAACACTGCTTCACGAAATGCAGGTTCTACTGCCGGTGTTCTTATTGACAATGAAGATGTCTATGATACTAGCAATTCAACTGGTCAGGGCAGCAACGGAATGTGGGCTGCAAAATATGCAGGAGTATTGGGTAATTCAATTAGGGTTGAAATGGCAGATTCAGCAGGACCAGATCCTATTCGTACATTATCAACAGTTGTAATCACTAGTACCGGCGGCGCTTTTTCTTGTGCTAACGCAACTCTTGAAGTAGGCGCTAGAGTTGTAATTACTGGCACGTTAGGTGGCACTGGAACTATTACTGGTTACACAACTGGAACTGTTTATAAAGTATCTGCTGTTACTGGTACTTCACCGGCAGTAACTGCCTTTACTTTAACAACAGTCGCTGGTGCAGCTATTGTAACAACAGCAGGCACACCGACTGGTTTGACATATACAGCAGGAACTGCTTATTCTTCTTGGACATATGCTGATCAATTTGATTATACTCCAAGCGCCACTACTTCAGTAGCAGCAGCAGGTGGTTCAAATGACGAATTGCATATTATTGTAGTTGATGTTGATGGTGCAATTAGTGGAACTGCTGGTACAATTCTTGAACAATTTGCAGGCGTTTCAAAGGCATCTGATGCTAGAGATTCTTTGGGTCGTTCAAATTTCTACAAAAATGTAATCAATACTCGCTCAGAATGGATTTGGTGGACAGATCATCCAGCGGCAGCAACTTCTACTGATGCTTGGGGAATTTCAGGCGTAGGTAAAGCGTTTTCTTCTTTTCATGTATTTAGTGAAGGGGCAACCACTTTAGCCGGAGGAGTAGACGGTGCAACATCGGCACCAACAATTTCTGACGGTGACAAACAAACTGCTTTTGATTTGTTTGCAAACGATGAACTTGTAGATGTCAACTTAATTTTTGTAGGTGATGCATCACTGGCAGTCGGTGATTACGTTATCGACAATATCGCAGAAGTTCGTAAAGATTGTATGGTATTTGTTTCCCCACTAGAAGCAAGTGTAGTTGGTAACGTTGGTAGTGAAGCCACTGATATTGTTACTGATCTTGCATCCTTCACTAGGTCTTCTTATGCAGTAATGGACAGTGGTTACAAATACATGTATGATCGTTATAATGACGCATATGTTTATGTTCCGTTAAACGGCGATGTTGCTGGTCTTTGTGCTAAAACTGATGCAGATGCTGATCCTTGGTTCTCACCTGCTGGTTATAACAGAGGCGCAATTAAGAATGCTGTTAAATTGGCATATTCTCCAAACAAATCTGACCGTGATACTCTTTACAAAAATGGTATTAATCCTGTAGTAGGATTTCCTGGTTCAGGTATTGTATTGTTTGGTGATAAAACCATGCTTGCAAAACCCAGTGCGTTTGATCGTATCAACGTTCGTAGACTATTCATTACACTTGAAAAATCAATTGCTACAGCAGCTAAATTTCAACTGTTTGAATTTAATGACGCATTTACTAGGGCTCAATTTAAAAACTTAGTTGATCCTTTCTTGCGTGATGTTCAGGGCCGTAGAGGTATTTTCAACTTCCGTACTGTTTGTGATGAAACAAATAATACTTCACAAGTTATTGATAGTAATTCTTTTGTTGCTGATATCTTCATTCAACCTGCTCGTTCCATTAACTTCATACAGCTAAACTTCATCGCTACCAGAACTGGTATTTCTTTCGATGAAGTTGGCGGTTAAATATAAATACAAAGTATAAGGAGCAATAAATGAATATCACTGAATTTAAATCAAGACTAGGAGCTGGTGGCGCACGTCCCAATCAGTTCCGTGTTTTGTTAGGTTTTCCAAGTTACGTCACAGGGGTTGATACTTCTTACAGTATATTAGTTACTGGCGCAGCAGTTCCAGCATCTAATGTAAACCCTGCGGTTATACAGTACAGAGGACGAGAAGTTAAACTTGCCGGCGAAAGGGTTTTTGATCCTTGGACTGTTACAATTGTTAATGATACCAATCAATCTTTGCGTAGACCTTTCGAGCAATGGATGGCTGGTATGAACAATAATGCCACTAACACTGGTATTCTCACTCCCGCACAATATCAAGCTGATCTTGTTATTGAGCATTTGGATAGAAATGATAAAGTATTGAAAGGTGGTAGATACACCCTTCGCGGTGCTTTCCCAATTCAGATGAGTGAGATTGCATTGCAATATGCCCAGAATGATGTTATTGAAGAGTTCACTGTAACTTTCCAATATCAACATTACGATAACGTTTAATTAAGAAAAACTATAATATGAATATTTTTGGATTTGAGATAACTCGGGAAAAGCCACAGCCGACTGAAAAGTCGTTTGTGGCACCCTCAGATGACGGCGGTGTCGAAAGTATAAGAGCAGGTGGCTATTATGGCACTTACTTAGATATTGAAGGCATCGCTAATACTGAGTCTGAGTTAATAAAGCGATACAGAGACATTGCTTTGATGGCAGATGTTGATGCTGCTATTGAAGATGTTGTGAATGATGCAATTGCAAATCTCAATGATGAAGTTCCCTTAAAAATTAATTTAGATAAAACTGGTCTTTCTGTTAATATTCAGAAAAAAATCACAGATGAATTTAATTATATTTTAAGAGTTTTACATTTTAACGACAGAGCACAGGATTACTTTAGACGTTGGTACATTGATGGAAGATTAGTCTTTCACAAAGTAATTGATACTGCAAGACCACAAGATGGTATTAAAGATATTCGTTATATTGATCCTCGTAAGATTACAAAGATCAAAGAAATTAAAAAAGAAAAAAATGAAAATGGAGTTTCTTTTGTTAAAGAAGTAGAAGAATTTTTTCTCTTTAATGAAAAGGGAGTAACAGATAAACCAGGACAATATAAACCGGCGGCTGATTCAAATAGTGCTTTGAAAATTACAAAAGACGCTATTGTATATTGCGCTAGTGGATTAGTGGATCAAGATAAAAATATTCCTTTATCTTATCTACACAAAGCCATTAGACCTGCAAATCAATTACGCATGATGGAGAACGCTGCGGTCATTTACCGTATAACACGCGCTCCTGAGCGTAGAATTTTTTATGTAGACGTAGGTAATTTGCCTAGTGGTCGAGCAGAACAATATCTTAAAGATATAATGGATAGATATCGCAACAAGTTGGTGTATGATGCTAACACTGGTGAAGTTAGGGATGATAAAAAGTTCATGTCTATGTTAGAAGACTTTTGGCTTCCCCGTAGAGAAGGTAGTCAGGGAACACAAATTGATACTCTACCAGCAGGGCAAAATTTAGGTGAAATTGGTGATATAGAATATTTTCAAAAGAAATTATATCAAGCACTGAATGTTCCTGTATCAAGATTAGAACAGTCAGCAGGATTAAATTTTGGTCGTTCTGCTGAAATTAATAGAGATGAATTAAAGTTTGCTAAATTTGTTGCTAAACTGAGAAGAAAATTTTCAACAATGTTTGAAGACCTTTTGAAAACTCAGTTAGTATTAAAAAATATAATGACTGAAGAAGATTGGAATGGTATAAAAGATGGTATCATTTATAATTTTTCTCAAGATACTTATTATACTGAATCTAAAAATCAGGAAATATTGAGAAGTAGATTTGAAGTATTGCAAGGAGCTTCTTCTTTTATTGGTTCATTGTTTAGCAAAGAGTATGTGCAGAAAAATATACTTATGCTTACAGATCAACAATTAGAAGAAATTAATATGCAAATGCAAGTAGAAGCACCTTTTAAAACACAAGACCAAGAACATCAAATGGACATGCAACAGCAACAGGCTGAATTGAGCGGAGAGCAATAATGGACAATCATCAAGCAATTAGAGACATGATTAACAATATTAGTATGGGTAATGCTAGTGAAGTTCAAACAAATTTTAATGCTATTATGCAAGCAAGAGCAGGCGATGCTTTAAATGATTATAGACAAACTCTTGCAAGATCAGTTTTTAAAAACCCAGAAATGCAAGCAATGGGTTTAGCTGATGGTGAAGAACACATTTTTTATATTGATGACGAATACGACAACTAAGAGTAATATAAAAATGAAAACATTCAAAGAATTCAGATCCAATGTTGAAACAGATATTCAAGAAGAACCTATGGACGGCGTTGCAAAAGGTTCTTTGGATGGCGATAAACACATGTGCGCTACTAAAATCTTTAAAGAAGGATTAGGTGAAGGAACCCCAATTCACGGCGAACATGCCATACCAGACAGTCAAGGTAATATATCTTGGTACAAGGTTATGTTTGAACATGGCATTGAAACAGTAAGAGTAGAAGATGATGGTGTTCAAATACTTATGTCTGAAAGTCATATGCACTCAAATTCTAAAAAGAAAATGCCAAAGTAATAGGGGAAAAAATAAATGCCTGCTCTTT